ATACAGAACCACCAACCTCTACTTTAAAAGCCTCACACTCTGCATTAACAGTTTGCAATGTAACCTTCGCCATTACGCCACCTCCTTAAACATTTTAAACGCTTCATCTTTTGGTAACTCATTTAAGAATACCAACTCTGGTTTTTTAAGTTGTCTCCTGAGTTGATCAAAAATATTAGGACGCTTAGAAGATACGTTGTACGAAACAATCTGATTACCTTCCAAGTAACACGGTTCTCGTAACGCCTTGTTCAAATCCTTACGAATTAAATGATCAGTCATTAAACTACTACACGCGGTATCAATAGTTCCATCAACCATCTCACCACTAAGAGATTCCCATGCATACTCTGACGCACAAAACCTCATTAAGTTTATATAAACCGCTTTCCATATTCCAAGATCCTTGAACCTCGGATCATGGTCAAAACGATCTGAACCACCCTGACCATCATTACTAACATAGGCAAATGGTTTGCCATCAACATATAAGTTAGCCTCGTAACAAAATGTCTCGTGACTAGCGAACTCTGAATGTTTGATATTTTTTAATTCTAGCTTCATCGTAATGTCCTTTCTGATTTAACTTACATAATTAAAAGTACCTGTATTATAGGCACAATATACATATAGTATCTATTGGCCTTCGGGTCAAGCACCTTGGACCTTGATTACATGATTACATTATAAGGGTTTTCGCTGACGTTTTAAAAAATGAAACTGAAAATTCTAAAAAAAGTGTAATCATTGTAATCATTGGGGTAAAACCCAGTCCAAGTACCTTATTTATATAGTAGTTTGTGATTACATTCTTGATTACAAAATAGAAGATTGATTACAAAAAAGTGTAATCATTGGGGCATAACGAGGATGTCTGGGCCCAGTTTTGTGAAATCCGGGATTAAAAAACCTTAGAAAAACACCTCTATATAGACAATTATAGGGGTAATAGTGTAATCATTGTAATCATATTGTAATCAGGGAGCATTGAATGCCATCGTTAAAACAAAAAGTAGAAAAGAACCACGATACCACCCTTACAAATAGACAAATGACCTTCGCTAAGTTCTATGTTGATGGGATATATAGCAATGCAGAGTGTGCTCGTAAGGCTGGATATTCTGAGAAGGTTGCCAAGACCACCGCGTCAAAACTTTTAAACGGCAGAGATTATCCTCACGTCTTGGAGTACGTTCAAGAACTACGCGAGGAACGAGAGCGTCGGTACGGTGTGACAACTATAGGTCAGCTTCAACGTCTTGCTCAGTTGTCGGAAGGTGCCGAGGAGCAAGGTCAATTTTCAGCGGCTATCAACGCAGAGAAAATTCGATCAGCATTAGGTGGTTTAACTATTGATAGGCGAGAAAATATAAACACCATTGATCAGCTATCCAGAGACGACATCGTCGCTCGTCTGGCGGATCTACAAAAGAAATACCCTCAAGCGTTTGTGATTGATGGGGAATATAAGGATGTCACCAATGAGCACACCAGAGGGAAATCTTTGGAAGAGGATAAGGCAGAACTTACCTCCGAAAACATTCGCAACGAGGATTGAAAATAAACATGGAGGTGGGGTGCCTGATGTTCATTGCATCTGGGATGGGGTGCCTTTTTGGATTGAACTCAAGGTAACCAAAGCAAATGCCGTCCGAGTCAGTCCTCACCAAGTTGCTTGGCATATGGCTTATTATGCGCGAGGTGGTAAAAGTTTTTTCTTGGTACAAGGTGCCTCCCCCTCTGACCTATATTTGTTTGGGGGGGAACGAGGACCTGAACTGGTGAACCAAGGACTGGTTTGCGGTGGTTCAAGGTTCAAGGATCTTGCGTCTTTGTTTGAGGCCTTGCGCTCTGAGTGTCTTAAAAAATAAAGCCAGGGCCCTGGGTTTTTCCGGGATCCAGCTATGTCCTAGAAGCCAGGTCCTTGCGCCTTGCGCGTTGCTACATTTTTTTTTAGTCTGGGCCTTGCGCTTTGCGACTGGTGTATTTTTGCCTTGCGCTTTGCGCCAAATAAAAAAGACCCCAAGCTATCGGACATTGATAGCCTGGGGCAAGTTGGCCTAGACCAGGTGAAGTCTAGGCTGAGACAACTCTAGTGATCTTTCATAAGATGTTTTTCGTAATATTCTTTATCTTCTTTGGTTCCTAGTCTAACGTCAGGATCCCATTGTTTGATTTCGTCTAGGCTTCCCCATCCTAGGTCGGCCTCTTTCGGGTCGGGATGATCCGAAAGAGAACCATCGGCCTGTAAATACGCAGGCCAGCCATCACTCAATATATATAGTTTCATTTTTCAAGCCTCCCTTAATGCTCTACTATAGCTATAGATTTTTTGCTGTTGCTAGTCAATCCAGAACACAATTTACACTTCACACATTGGACGCGACGACCAGCTTCTTTACTTGCTGGGCATAAGATCTCATTAGATTTATCTATTTCATCTACGTTTGTAATAACTCGGAAGGTTCTAGAACCTTTTGCCCAATGATCAAGTGCCTGGTTTAGATTGTCCGCGCTTTGCATTGTTATGTCTGGTCTAAATCCAGATTGGTGCGAGTAAGCAAGGTGACTATCGCATTCACTAAGGAGTTGATCCCATACCCAAGAGGGAACGGCGGCGGGGTCGCCATAGGTGCCAAGCCTTACAACTCTAGCCTCGCCAAGCTCTACGCGGTCGGCATGATTGGCAGCCATTGGATAAACTCCGCGCTTGTATGCTTTGTAAATGATAGTTGGACCTTGTCCGAGGTTCACATAACACTTGCGATTTTTTGCTTGCTTGCGCTTGGGGTCGGTTGTTACCTCGCCTCTAAATTGACAATCGCCACAGATAGAAAAATCCTCGCCATTCTTACTTGCGTCAAGCGGCGAGATATCCGAGCGTATAATATAGGTCTGAAGTACCTTCCCGGTTTTTGTGTTCTTATCGCTATATGTAGCAATGGCGACAATGGGCTTGCCATCAAGTAAGGATTGCCCACTATATATTATGCCGCTCTTCATATTAAATTTTTGTTAGCATAATCAACCAGAATGCTAACAACCTTTTCTATTGGTTTGGTTGCATGGTTAACAACCAAGTTTCTAAAGCCTGTATCCTTGATACATAAATCAAAGGAGCTTTTAGTCTCTCCTTCAAATAAAGTCGCTATAAAGTCTAATTTGTCTCGTTTCATTTTGTCTCTTCCTTTTTTGTTTTCTAGTACGTTTATAATACACACATTACACACATATACAAGCGTTTAATTATTAATAATGTTTGCTGTTGTCTGGTCCCGGTTCCTGGTCCCTGGTCCCTGGTGCCTTGCGCATTGAGCTCTCTAAAAAATAAAAAAAATAAACCTTGCGCATTGAGCTCTCTAAAATAAACCTTGCGCCTTGCGCCTTCTAATTTGTTGATTGTCCCAGGACTCAAGTAGAAAAGAGCGAACTGGGCATTCGCTCAATCTTTTAGTATATCTAATACACACATACTCCAGGTATACCTCAAGGTTAATAGGTGGTTATGTAACCACCTACTCCCATACCGAATGCGATATACATCACAGTTATAATGATGATGAATAGCAATGCCGCTCCTATAAAATCTCTAATCATGATCCATACCTCTCTTTATATTCAAGGACGCATTCAGCGGCCTAGGATGGGAAAGCCTAGACGAACCATTTGGTTTGTGAGTTTATTCTTTTTACCTCTTAAAAAATAAAGTAGTTCTAATTGATCTTTATTTTGCGACCTAGATGCTGAATGCTCTAGGCTATCAATTAAGAAGTTTAAATCAGCTATTGATAGCTTGAGTTCAGCTATCGGTTCATCTCTATCTTTAATCATTGTTTTTCTCCTTGTAAGAAGTACTGTAATAGGTACTGGGATCCACTGTAAAGCGGCCTGTTTCATCTAATGTGGGGTCTGTGATCCAGACCCCATTAAATAGAAAACCTTGTTCGTTATCTTTAAGCATATCCTATCTCCATACCTTCCATTGTGTAATAGTTATTGCATCGTTTAGATACCCACTTGATTACCTCTGATAATTTATTAGTCCACAAGTAAGGTTCGTCGAATATACTATGATCAGGCATACCGTTGTAATGATCCCAATTATAAACTAGATATCTTTCATAACGTTCACCTTCATCATAACTTAGTCTTTTTGTGGGTTTTCTTTCGTCAATCCATATAATCCAACCGTTGTACTGATAGCTCGGAAGCTCATCATTCTGGTAGCTTGTGCAATGCCATTCAGTAGGGAGTTTTAGATCAGCATGAACGTGCCTATGCCAAGTTGTATCACCATTTATTATTTGATCTTTCATTATGTCTCGCTTTCTGATGCTCTTAGATGGCATCGGAATGGAGCGGTTTTAACCGCTCCTAACCGATACTATCCTTTCATATAGTAGGTGCCTGTTGGTATCATAACTTGTTGGATACCGTGTTTCTTTTGATACTCAATAGAGGGACAAGTATCTTGAGTTCTCTTTTGAGTGTGACGCGCCACTGTTTCTTTTGAGTGAAGCTTTCTGAAGTTGGCAAGGTTCGTAACGTAACCCTTGCTCTTGTGTTGGCCGATAACATTATCATCTAGGTTACGCCTAATCAACGCGGTCTTAACAGAGCTTAAACCTTTAATGATATCGGTTAGAACTTCAATTTGTTGAACAGTGTCCATAGCGTGATACTCTGGCGAGCTGATTACATCATGATAAGTTTTAATTGGATCTAACATTTGATTGTCTCTCTTTCTGTTTAGTTAACTATAGGATTATTCCTATAGGTTTAATATAGGCATTTTACATATAGATACAAGGGGTCTAAGCAAATTAATTTGCCCAACATACCGTTGACATTGTCAACGATCTAGGGGTTACTGATCAGTTTAACTGTTGACATTGTCAACGAATGCCGCACCCATCCCCCCCAAATAAAGTACTTGGTGCAAGTATTCTGAGTATATATAGCAAGTTCTATAGATTCATTGGGAAATAATTCCATTCCAAGGTCCGAGGTTCAAAGGCCTCCAAAAAAATTGCGGGGGTATTTTCATTTGGGTTTTTTTACTGTACAGATATACGTGGGCAAATAGCCCCAGGCCGAGCACTGTTCCTCCCATAGTGCTTAGAGCCATTAGGCGCATCGTTTTTTGGATGATTTGGCGATGCGCCTTTTTTATGTTACAGTGATTTTATGTGGACTGGTATGATCTTAATGTGTTCTGTCATTGTTGAAAATGATTGTGTTGCTATTGGCGGACCTAATTTTTCTACTCAAGAAGAATGTTTGATTGATTTACAGAGAAAAGGTCTTCCGTATGTGACTCAAAAGTTTTATGATCACAAGGCGATTGACTATCAGTGTGTTCATTGGGGTGAAAGGACGTAAGGTTTGCCAGATTCCGAAAGTATCGGGAGGGCTGGAGAATATTTTACGGGTTACATACTCGAGTTGCGAGGTACGCGGACCACGCATGTAGATATTTATGGACATGATCTATGGGTACGGACGAAGTCTGGTCGGATGTTAACGGTACAGGTCAAGGCAGCGAGTCGCCCGACCCCCGAACCTCGGTCCAAGGTCCGTTATCATTTTAAGAATCGTTCTAAGGTTGTGTCGGACGTGTATGCGTTTGTGGCATTGGACATACCGATGTTGATTTTATTTGACAATATGCCTGGTAATCGTGCTATTACTCTAGAAAGTTTCACTATTGATAATATGGAGGAGTCAATTGAGAAATATTTGTACTAAATGAGAGATATATTAAGGGATACTTTAGACTTATGGACGACTCAGGAGCCGTTTTCGGGGTACAAAAGCCAGACAATTGCGTGGAGATTGTTGCCAGCGATAGACAACAAGCGCATTCGGGTGTACTATCGGGGTGACTTATGTGTTGGATTTGTAACTTGGGCATGGTTTCTTGAGAAAGAATTTGATACAATGAAATTTAACGGTGCTGAAGTGTTTGCACGAAACGATGGGGACATGATTTATATAATGGATGCGATTATACCATACGGCAGTGCAGATGTTAAACATGTTGTTAGAGATATGCGGCGACATCTTTCCGAATTATACCCAGATAAACCAGCGGCTTTCGCGCATAGGAACAAGCGCAAGTCACGATGGAGTAGGAGCAACTCATGAATAATTTTTTTCTTAGACCGTGGGCCACGGGCCCTGTATTTGGTGCTGACGAAGAAGGTGGCGGAGGCGGCGGCGATGAAGAAACAGCGGTAGATCCATTTGCCCGAAGTGCTCGTACCCAAGCTCGAATAGAAACGGGTCGTGCGGCAAGGACAGGATCCACTCCTCCTGGTGAAGCAGGAAGAGATTATACAGGATCTATTCCACGACAGACTCCAACCAACATTAATGCGGATACGACTGCGGGTGAGTCTGGTCCTCTTCAATCAAGTGGTGTAGCATTTGATGGGGTGATTTCAGGTAACGATGATCCTGACAACGTATTCGCTCAATCTTTTGTTCCTCCTTCTGATATTTTATCTTCTCTTTCAGATGAGTTTCAAGGTGGGACGGACACATCTGGGATGCCAGGCATTCTTACTAGCATGGGGAACATGATTGTTTCTCCAGCGGGTGGAGCGACACCATCACGACCCAACTTAGATGGTATTAATCCTCAAGGTCCAACTTATACTCCCCCTCCTGTATCTACGGATCGTTCGTTTCTTGAAAATGTCGGTGATGCATTTAGTGGGGTTGGTAACACTGTCTACAACTTTATTAATCCAGATCCTCGTTCACGATCTTTTAGAGAAGATCTAGGTACTGTGGTATCAACTGCAGATGACACTGCTAGAAAAGGAATATCAGCGGGCTATCAATTATCTGACGAATTTGACGATCTTATTGGAAGAGAGGATACGGAACCTCTTGGGTCAATGCAAGGGCAGTACTTTGATGCGTTTGGAACACCTGTTGGTTCCGCCGAAGGGATCAGGAGAGCGGACAAACTTAGAGAGGGCGCGGCTCAAAGAGTGACGGACATGACACCAGGGTCAGACTATTTAAACAGTTTGCAGGATCAAGCTCGACGAAGAGCGGCTGCGGACAAACAGTCAATGGATCTTTTTGGATATGATACGAGTCCTGGTTTGGTTGAGAAGGGTGTGACGGATTTAGCAGGAACGGCTACTAATTTTTACGGCGGTCTACGAGATTATTTTACTAGGCCAACAGATCAAGGTGGGTCTTCCCTTCCGTCTGTAGCAACACAAGACGCGGCGAGAACTTCTCAACGTCTAGGCGACCAATCAACAATGACGTTGGCAATGATGAACGAGGCAGATCGTGATGCATATTTACGCCCCGTGTATACTGAAGACGGTGGTCTAGATTTTGGATCGATTATGGCAAAAACCAAAGCAGCTTCTCCAAGTGCGGTTTTAGGAGTAGGTTCTGCAATAGTTAATCCCTATTTAGCAATGGGTGTCTCTGCTCCTCTATATGCTGGGGAGGCAGACGGAGATAGAAGATCTCAAGTAAAAGACCTATATGACAAAGGCATCTTGCAAGAGAGTGATGCTTTTAAGAAAGAAGCGGCTAAGTTTGATGGATCTGGGGACTTGGCTCTTGCTTCTGTAATTTCAAATATAAGTAATGACAATTTTGCAACGGACGCGGCGTTGGGTGCTACGTTAGGATTGGCGGAAAGTAAAATCTTAGGAGCAAGAAATATAAACAAGGCTCTTAGACCCGCCTACACTGGTGTTTTAGAAGGATTTGAAGAAGGCGGTGTTGAGAAAGATAAAACCAGATTTGGATTAACAGAAGCTTTGGATATAGTTGATGGAGCGAAAGCTCCAATAGTTCCAGAGGTCACGATGCAACAAAGACTTGATGAGGGTCTTCCTGCGGCGGCTCTAGGACTTTTAACTTCTGGTTTTGCTGGAGGAACTAATGTAGGAGCTCCTAACTCTGGACTTGATATTAATCAAGCAATGGACTTGACCGCTCAAAGCAACATGCTAGGGAATCAACAAAGAGCCCTAACTACTCCCATAAATACAGGGATAGCTGGTCTACAACCAGAATCCAATATTAACCTCATTGAGGATGCAGAAGTCATTAGACAAATAGCTCCACCTAAAACACTTACTTTAAAGTCTGGAGAGACTGTACCATTAGACGGTAGGAATTATGTACTTAGTGATGGTACAATATTTATGGGCGAAAATGCTGGTGTTAATCCACAAGGATCAAACTTTAATCCTAGAGGTGGCAGAACACCAGCCAATGAATTTGCGGGAACAGAAACTCTTGCCAATCAAGCTATTGCGAACGATCTTGCTAATCGTACATCTCCAAACCCGAACGATTTAGCGGGAACAAATGTTCAACAAGAATTTAATTTCCAACGTCCTCCCGACATGGATGCTGTTTTTGATCCTGCGGCAGGACTAGGCCCTGCCTTTACAGATCCCGCAGTTGCGGCTCAACGGGATCAACAAGCGAGGCTCAATGCTCTTTCTCCATCGGGTGAAACTAATCCATTAGTGAATGAAATCATACAAGGAAGAAATCAGCCTGTGGCTCCAGACATGAACACAAGAAATGCCTTTGACCCTGTTGGCGGACAAGGTCCTGCTGCGTTTGGAAGATCTAGTTTTGCGGACATAGGACCGTCAGGCACCTCTAATCCTTTAGTTAGCGAGATTTTAGCTGCAAGAAATATTCCTACTGCACCAGGACCAGAAGTGACTTTTGACCCAGCTTCAGGTCTAGGCCCTGCCTTTACAGATCCCGCAGTTACGATAGCTAGGCAAGCGCAAGCGGCACGAGATGCGGCGGCACGAGATGCTTCGACAGGTGGCGCACAACAGAGAGCGGCGTTCCCAGATTTAGCTCCATCGGGTGAAACTAATCCATTAGTGAATGAAATCATAGCTGCAAGGAGCGCGGGCCTCGCACCTGGACCAGACGCAAGCTTTACGGCGAGAGATACTCCAATTACTCCAGAACAAACTTTTGAGAATCAACTTAAAGGTGTAAGAACTGCTCGAGCCTTTACTCCTCCAGCTAGCATGGAAACGAATCAGAATTTGTTTCCTGTATCTAATGTTTTGCCAAGTAATGAACAAGGTCCAAACTATACTCCTCCAGCTAGGCGGCAAAGGGGACCCGATCAAACTCCTGAGAGAATGTTAGCGAAGAATCAAGTTCCGACCACTCTTGAAAATGTTATGCAAGATTTGGTTCTTGAACAAAATGTTAATCCATTGACTGGAGAAATTCTTAATCCTGCGCCAGCAGCTTTTGTGGCACCTGCAGTTAAAACAGGAACAACAATAGAAGGCACAGTCAATCCACCAACTACAACAGTTTTAGAAACAAATCAGAATTTGTTCCCCGTTAGTCCTGTTGTTCCTGAAACACCTGAAGATGACGGTCCTGTAATTGACATTCCTACTTTCCCAGAAACAACAGGGGGAGATGATGATAACATACCGCCAGATGACGGAGGAAATTGTCCTCCTGGTTATGAACTTAAACTAATTAATGGTATGTATGTATGTGTTCCGATAGACCAAGTTGAAGACGAGGTTGAAGAAGAAGAAGAAACACCTGCCGTCACATATGGTCGCCCTGGTATTGGAGTGTACTACCAACCTAGAACGGTAGCACCGATTACTCCCTATGTGTTAAATCCTAATGAAGTTGTCTGATGAACTTACAGGCTCTTCCCGAAGAGGCGTTAAAGGAAATACTAAGCCTCACAGAAGCTAAGAAACGACTTGATCTTAGGGACGAGGCGCAAGAAAAGTTCATGCCTTTTGCACATCATGTGTACGAGAACTTCATTGAAGGCCGACATCACAGGATTATTGCAGAAAAACTAGAACAAGTGGCGGAAGGTAAGCTAAAAAGGCTTATCATTAACATGCCACCACGTCATTCTAAGTCAGAATTTGCGTCATATCTTATGCCAGCATGGTTTTTGGGGCGTAATCCCAAGTTAAAAATCATTCAAGCCACCCATAATACGGAACTTGCGGTGCGTTTTGGTAGAAAAGTGCGGGATTTGATAGATGATCCGCAATATAAAGACATTTTTCCAAACACAAACCTAAAAGAAGACAACAAAGGTGCGGGAAAATGGCAAACTGACAAGGGTGGTGAGTACTTTGCGGCGGGTGTAGGTGCTGCGGTCACGGGTCGTGGTGCGGATTTGTTTGTTATTGACGATCCACACTCGGAACAAGACGCTTTGAGCGAGACGGCCTTTGATCATGCGTATGAATGGTACACTTCTGGACCTCGACAACGTCTCCAACCAGGTGGATCCATCATAATTGTTATGACAAGGTGGGGGAAAAAGGATTTAACGGGTAGATTATTGGCAGCACAGGGGTCAGATGTGATGTCAGATCAGTGGGAGGTTGTTGAATTTCCAGCTATTTTACCCTCAGATAACGCATTATGGCCTGAATTTTGGGAAAAAGACGCATTATTGTCCATAAAAGCTTCTCTTCCTGTAGCTAAATGGTCTGCTCAATGGCAACAACAACCGACTACTTCAGAGGGTGCAATCGTTAAAAGAGAGTGGTGGCAACCTTGGGAGGAGGAAAAGATACCTCCTTTGAAGTATATTTTACAAGCATATGACACGGCATTCTCAAAAAAAGAAACTGCGGACTATTCAGCGATCACAACTTGGGGTATATTCAATCCAGAAGAAGGCGGACCTGACAACATAATACTACTGGATGCTCAACGAGGGCGTTGGAATTTTCCAGAGTTAAAGGAGATTGCGTTTGACGAACATGAATATTGGGAACCAGACATGGTGTTGATAGAAGCAAAAGCTACAGGTACTCCTTTGATACAGGAGTTGCGGCTTCGAGGCATTCCAGCCTTGGGGTTTGCACCTGGTAAAGGAAATGATAAAGTAACTCGTATGCATATGGTTGCACCGATGTTTGAAGCTGGTGTAGTATGGGCACCAACAGATAAAAAGTTTACAGATGAAGTGATTGAAGAAGTAGCTTCATTTCCTAATGGCGATCATGATGACTTTTGTGATAGTATGACGTTAGCAATAATGAGATTTCGTCAAGGAGGATTTGTTTCTCTTGACGGAGAAGACCTAGAAGAAGATTATTACCCTCAGAAAAGGGAGTACTACTAATGGCACTACCACCACAACCAATGGGATCAATTGTAGATTCAGGCCTTATGCAAGGCGGCGCGGCAGCACCCGATATGGGGGGTCAAGACGTTGAGCTCATCCAAGAAGAAACCTTTGAAGGAGGAGCGGAAGTAATACCAGGGGAAGATGGTGGTGCTCTCATACAAGCGTTAAGTGGAATGATTGAAGGTGAGGTTGATGTTCAAATAGAGCATGACGAAAACTTAGCAGAATATTTAGATGATACTTATTTAGGAGAATTGTCTTCCGAGTTGCGAGGAGCATACGAAGATGATCTTACGTCAAGGGCAGAGTGGGAAGAGGCATATACAAATGGTCTTGATCTTCTTGGTGTTAAACAAACAGAGAGAGCGGTTCCGTTTGAAGGAGCTTCTGGTGTAACACATCCTTTGATCATGGAATCTGTAACTCAGTTCCAAGCGCAAGCGTACAAAGAGTTGCTACCTTCGGGTGGACCTATAAAGACACAAGTACTGGGTCTTCAAGATCAAGCGAGAGAAGATCAAGCGCACAGAGTTAAAGATTACATGAACTATCAAATCATGGAGGTGATGGAAGAGTTTGATCCTGACATGGATCAGTTGTTGTTTTATTTACCGCTATCTGGGTCTACGTTCAAAAAAGTTTATTACGATGAAGCACTGCAAAGAGCGGTATCTAAATTTATTCCTGCACAAGACTTAGTTATTCCATACTCTGCAAGCGATTTAGCTACAGCCTCAAGGGTCACTCACATTTTAAGAATGGACTTTAATGAAGTACGCAAGATGCAAGTTGCGGAGTTCTACAGAGATGTAGAGTTAAGCAAGTCCGATGAAGAAGACATCGTTAAACAAAAAGTAAATGAGTTAGATGGTATTTCTAAGACATACATGGATGACGTGTATACTATTTTAGAAATGCACGTTAATTTAGATCTGGAAGGATTTGAAGACATGTCCCCTGAAGGTGAGGCCACAGGGATACAGTTACCGTATATCGTTTCTATTGATCAAGGTTCTGGTGAGATACTTGCCATTAGAAGAAACTTTGAAGAGAACTCTGAGATAGCTAAGAAGCGACAATATTTTGTTCATTATAAATTCATGCCTGGGTTAGGTTTTTATGGTTTTGGCTTAATCCACATGATTGGGGGTCTTGGTCGTTCTGCAACAAGCATCCTACGTCAACTTATTGACGCTGGGACGTTGGCTAATTTGCCAGCGGGATTCAAGGCCAGAGGTGTAAGGGTGCGTAATTCGGATGACCCATTACAACCGGGCGAATGGCGGGATATAGATGTACCTGGTGGGGATATAAGGAGTGCAATTACTCCTCTTCCTTACAAGGAGCCTTCTGGAACATTAGCACAACTTCTTGGTGTGTTGATTGAAGGTGGGCGTAGATTCATTTCTTTAGCTGATGAACAAGTAAATAACATGAACCAAGAGA